CTCCCCAGGCGGTTCGTCTTTAGTCGTATACCCCGGGGGGTCATGAGTACAACTCAAACCATTCATCAATGTACTTCTTCCATTCTTTTGTTCTTGCTCTACTCATACAAGTTTGCTTGTCTGTGTTAATAAATATTTCTCTCGCTCCCAACGACTGACACAACCTATCTCTATCAGTCCTCAACGGATAACCACCAATAACAAATGCACGTTTCCATTTGCCAGTACGTGTTCTTATCTGATCTAAAATACAATCACGAATACCAAATACATTTGTCTTTAATCTATTAGGTTTATCATACCTATCGCTAATACTAATACATTCCCATATCCTATCTAGGTCTAGTATTAGATCATCTCTAGTAGCATTCTCAAATACCCAAGTACTCTTACCACTACATGGTGAACCATATACAAGATATACTTCTTTAGGTTTCTCGTAACCAAACCTAGCATGTATCTGATTATGGCACTTGAAATGTATGAGCTTTATATTAGTAGGATTAAGGCTAACGTCATAGTTGTTAACATTAGCCTCTGTTAATTCTATATCATGGTGTCCTATACAATCATACTTCTTTGTTATAGGTTTACCGCAATGCTCACATATAAGTTCACCATACACATCTACACGTTCTAATTTAAGTACTTCTAATAATGACTCCCATTCTTTAGACTTATAGAAATTATCTAGTGTAAACATTATGCGATACGTTCCCACATATAAACTGCTTTATAAGGTGGAATATTACTTTGTACATTACCAGTGAACGTATGATTATGTCCTGTTGATCCACCTTTAGAACCAGTAGTACCACTGACAGAAAAAGTATGAGTATGCGAACCTGCATAGTTACACAAATCTTCTTGTTGCGTAGTAGAGTTATGTTGTGAAGTATATGCTTGATTACCACTAGCAGCCCATTGACCACGATGTATACCATGTCTGTGGTTACCATTCTCAGAAGTTGTACCACTTGCACTGAAACTGTGGTTATGTGATGGTATTTGATCAACAGTTAATGTTGTAGAGCTGATTGTACCACTTGGAGTATGTGTAGCTTCACCACCAACTGTTCCAATTGGATAATCAGAACTTACACCAACTAAGAATCTACCACTGATTAATTCCCAATTCGTACCACCATAAATTTCAATTACTTTTTCCATCGTATCAAGTTTCGTTGATTGAATAACTTGTCCAATGTGTGATTGAATTTTAGTGACTTCTTTTTTAATTCTTTGAATCATGTCATTGTTTGGAGCAATAATAATATTTACATGAGTATCATCAACACGACCAACAACTCGATAACCTAAATTGTTAGAACTCAAAATAGCTTTACCATCTGTATCAGGCATACATTTATCACCAGCAACCAATGTTCCATTATCTTTAACTGCACATACACCTAATGATTGAACAACACAATGTTTAGAATCATAATAAGTACCTAAGAAAGTATTATTTTCAACTGTAACACCGCAAACATAACTGTCTCTATTTGCAATAGAAACTTCATAATTTTCATTATCAGAAGTAACAAATAACCCTAAACGATTTTCATTATTAGGATTATTATCTGCCCATATTCCTTTAGTGATAGTCAACGCATCTTCAATATCGAATTTAGTACAACTATCATCAAATATATATTTACTCATTTTTTACCTCCTTACATGTTTTATAGCCAATTTTATTAGCTGATTCAATAGCCTTTCCATCTTTAACTGGTTTGTTCACGACCAAACAAAGACCATTGTAATTATGGATACATTCTTCACATTTATTCATAATTATTTCTTAACCAATAATGGTTTGGCGTTAACCCAATAACCATGCACTTTAACTCGATTGCTGGCAGCATCTATTGCTTCAACTGTACAAGGATCTAAATATACTCTTGCGTAAACATTAGCTAAGTAATTATCTACTTTTCCATCTTTGCTATCACTTGATTCTGAAACGTGCGCCAATGGTATTAAACCACCTAATTCATTTACTCGTACACAAGTTCCTTGAACGCCTTGAATAGCGCATGATACAGATTTAACTGTATCTCCTACCTTAACTACTGTATCAATCCATTGTTCTTTAGATTGTTGGCTTGTAGTGGCTTTCTGTGCTGATACAAAGCATTTAGGACGGAACGCAGTGTCGAATGTTGCAGAATATGGAAGTTTACATAAATTATATGCTCCATTTACTCCACCTTGGTTGCATCCAAAGAAATAACCATATCCTCCTCCAGCATCTGAATGGAAGATTGCAATGTGACTATATGGAGTCCATCCTGCAACTTTTCTAAATACTGCGATGTCTCCAGGTTGCATAACATTTACTTCATCACAATAATTGAGCATTCCATTTGTTTTGCGTGATTCCCAAATATCGCAAGCATAACCATGAATGTCGGTATTGATCACAACACCATATAGCCATTTCATGTAATTCATTGCTCCGTCCCAGCATTGGCACCCATAATATCCATCTAGGTCTACCCATTTACCATTGAACGCATTATAAAAATCTTGATAACTTTTTGCCATAATAACCTCCTTTTTACCAAGCACTTTCTTCTGCTTGTTGTTTTTTAAATTCTAATTCTTTTTCTTTGATTTCTTTTTGTGAAGGATCACGTGACCATTTTGTTGAACCATCATCATTTCTATCCCAATGTTGAAGCAGAACTAATCCAGCAGCAGTATCAGGCAATGCAGTTTTTGTAGTCACTTCTGTACGAATGATAACCGCTGGTATATCTTCTTCATTTTCACCTTTTACAACTGTCTTTTGTCTAGTCACTTTTGTTTCCTCATACTGAAAACCTAAAGCACGTTTCAACATTGCACCTTTAATTTGTACTACTGGATCTTGTCTACCTTTTTTCAAGAGTTCGGTTAATTCGGGATACTTTTTCTTATATTCAACAAACGTTGCCTTGTGAATACCTAAGTTAGCAGCAACCTCTTTATCTGTTGCTCCTAACTTTAACCATTCACGTATTTCATTAAATCGTGGCTTTACATCCTTTTGAAATTTGTTTGGTCTCCCTGCCATACATAATCACTAATCCTCTTCTACTTCTGGAAGTCCGCTTAACGAAGTCATAAGACTTAATACCGCAGATAATGTACTAGCACTAACTACAACTTTCCAATCAACATTACTGATTAAAGCTGATGTACCTACAGTCGCAACGAATGTTTGCGCAAAGGTTTTAATCGCTCTAGTACCAGCGGCTTCCCACCATTTTTTGCTTGTTAATTTGCTCATACTAGTTACTCCTTTCTAAATCATCAATACGATGATTAATTACTTTTATTTGTTCTTCAACGACCGGCATTCGTTTAGCAAAATTGTTGTGCTCTCTAACTTCACGAGTTAAACCCTCTATCTTAGTTTCCATAACTGCTTGGTTTTTTGAGTTAGCAATTAACACACCTAAGAGAGTAATTCCGCCAGTAATTAATGCCGATATAATAGCATCGTTCATTCCGCAAATACCTCCTACATTTATTATATGCAAACGAGATATACAGACTTAGAAATTACACATTACACTTAAAATCCTTATATATACTATATATTTATATTTATTATATATTTATATAATATTTTTATATTTATAATTTATTATAAAATAAGTGTAGTAAGTGTAATAAAAAGTGCTAGATACCGCATAAATAAAGGCTTTCGAGCAATTACACATGAAGCAAAAACAACCGTAATTTAACCGTAATTTTGAAGTGTAACCGTAATAGTAAGATAATACTAACTCAATTACACTTACACTTAATTACACTTAAAATTACACATGAAAAAGTTCATGTGTAATAGGTAATTTAGTGTGTTATTCCATAAAAATAAAAGTAGTAGCTCACCACTACTACTTCTGATTAAGGAAGGTGTTTTTTATATCCTAACCTTTCCGCCCATCTTTGCCACTTTTCACATTCAGGCATTGCGTTTATAGCAACTTTATAATCGAGCGGTAACAGTAGCCACATATTCATCAATACATCTGTGAATTCTTCATCCAGCTTAGCCATTGCTTCCGCTTGTCCTACTGGTGTAGGATTATCAGACAATCCACATGCTCTGATACATTTTAAAGCGGCTTGACTTAATTCTGATGCTTCCTCTGCCAACTGTTCTAATATTTCACGTTCTGAAAGTTTTTCTTTAACATAAAGTTTATATTTATTCATTTGCACATCTCCTTTCTAAGTTTATTAATTGCATTTCTTTTTATCTTTGTAACCAATGCTCTACTGATTCCAAGCTCTTTAGCGATTTCATATTGTTTCATTTGTTCAAATCCATACAATCCAAAATTATGATAAATGATGAACCGCTCATTATAATTTAGATTTCTAATTGCCGCTTCCAATCGTTCAAGATCCATTTTTAGAAAGCATTCTGATTCAATATCAACACCACAATCAATTACATCAATAAGCTCAATATCATCACATTTATAAGAAAGCTCTAAAGCTTCATCATTTGATTTACGTTTCAGAGCTTTTTCTTTTCTAAATTCCATCAATATTTCATTCTTAATACATCTAGCAAGATACGTTGATAATTTAACATCCAGCTCATCATTATAGGTCTTAACACCCTTAACAAGTCCAATCATACCCAAATCGAAATAATCATCACTTCTGTGGTATAATCCCATTTCTTTAAGAACATAATAAATTAACTTTTGATTTTCTATTATCAATTGTTCATCCATTGTTCTATCTCCTAATAAATACTCGATGCGATTTTCCTTTTACTGATTTCACCACAACTTCAAATCCATAATACTTGTTCACTTGTTTTGAAAATTCAATGTTACTCATTGGAGTAAAATTGTTAACAATGCAGAACTCTGCGTATTTTCTGAACACATCCTTAGTCGGTTCGTTTTCAACTTCTTCTTCAGGAGTGTCCTTGAAAAATAATAGTATTGGATTGTTCGTTTGTTCATAGTTTTCAAGTTCACGTTTAATTTTTTCGTTGATCGTAAACTTATTGTTCTTTAATACGCGTTTCAAACCTTTAATGCCCAATGTAATCAAATACTCCATTGATTCATCCGTTTTCAATTTGTATTTAATATATGGATCATAATCTTCATCATCAGGGCTAAACGTTGCTTCAAATGGAACAATTATTAAACGGTCAATAATTGCATCTGAACCTTTGGCTTTTCCTATCCTTGGAATATCATTAGCACTTAATAGAACTTTGCAAAATGGATTGAAGAAGAACTCGTTCTGTCCTTTGAACTCTCCACGTATTCTATCCCCTGATACTACCTTTTTGAATATTGCAGCAGTACCACCATCTACGAATGTATCTCCAATATCATCTCCAATGTTAGCTAATTTTCCGAATAAACTTGCGGGCGAAAATCTGTTACCAAACTCGCTTATATCAAGGCTTGAACAGTTCTCCTCGCCCAATAATGTTTTGACAATATCAAGATAAGTCGATTTACCATTACTCTTAGATCCAACTAATACAAAGCACTTTCTAAGCTCATTTCTTTTGTAGAAGCAATATCCAATTACTTCTTCAAGTAGATTTCTAATGGCTTCATCTTGACAAGCTAGTTTATTTAAAGTTTTATCTGTTTTCTCAAAATAAGCGTTTGCGTTATAGTTGTAATTAATTTTATTAGTAATAATAAGGTTTGGATTAAATGGAAGTAGTTCATCATTATCCAGGTCATATACTCCATTTTTGAAAGCTATATAGTTAGCTCCACAAACTTCACTGTTCTTTTCTACTAGTAGATCCATGTAGGATAATACCTCAGAACGTTTTTGTTTGTTCAAGTTTGGAATGTGCTTTATCATTTCTGCTTCAATAATACTGGCACCATCAATATAAATTCCATCTCGGTATATATGAAGTCTTCCATTTATTTTGATTACGTTGTGCATATTTATTAAGTAGTGTGCGAACTTGTCAAATAAGAATGTCTTACTTTCAAAGAATGTTGGAGTTTTGAATGCATCATCTCTCAACACTACTTCCAATTCTGATTTGCTCAATGGTTCACATACTACATAATCATTAATAATGCGGATGCACTCTTTGGTTTCATCTTTCGTGAATCCATTACTGGATAAAGTCAAAATGTAATTGAAGAAGGCTTGATTTCTACCATCTCCACCGCTCATTTTATAGAATTCGCTTGAACTTTTTATTGGAAGTAACCACTTAGGAACTTCCTCATATTCTTCATCATCGTAAATATCATAAATGATTTCACGTTCTTTTCCGTTATACTTCAACACTTCATAACTGTTTTTAACTCCGACTTTAATATCAGCAGTAAGTCCACATGCTAATTTTGTATGAGTTTTGCAAGTATCTTGCACTGTATTTTTAAATAAGAAGTGTTTGCCTCTTGTAGTTTCATAAACTCTACATCTTACATCCAAATCTTCAACAATTTTCATTAATAATTCTGATTGATCATAATCATCAATGTCAATCAATATTGTTTCCTGGTTCAATATACCAGCAAATTCAGACAAGTCTTTCACTTGCTCATATGTTTTAAAATCGTTTCTATTTTTAAATTTTTCCGCTGCTTTTTTATCAGCGGTCAAAATATAGCCTTTGAAAAAATCCACACTATTTTTACTCCTTTACTCTAACGATGATTGATTTCCACTCTTCACAAGAAAAAGTATCATCTTCTGCATAATCATTGTGATACACAACTTCAATATCTACATCAAATCCTTTTTCTTTAAATTGTTTAATTACTTCATCATGTCCAAGTTTATAATAAACCTTTTTTGATAAAACCGTATTACCATGTTCTGCTAAATTTTTAAAAACATACGGTCTGATATAAATTTGATTCTTTAATGCGTATCTTAGACAACCACATGAGCGGTTGTGTCCTCTTTTCAAGTTGTATCCATATACTGTAACCTCATTTCCACAATCACATTTGCAAATCCATTTTTTATTTGATACTGGTTTAACTGTTGTTAGTCTTTCGAATTTTTGTCCTACTTCAATAGTCATTGTAACTCGCCCCTTATAAGTTATATAAAATATACATTGGAAGAACTAATAAAATCCAACCTACAAATAACCAATAACACAAATCTACTACCACTCTTGGATTTTCTTCTAAAAATTCGAGTAGTTTTTTCACCTACAACACTCCAAACTTATTTTAAGTTATGATATTAAACTTATCTTCAAGTCGTTTCTTAGCTAAATTTATATACCACAATCTATCAAGATTAGCTGGTACTTCTTTTCCTTTAACATCTGAATTATCTATAAAGGCGCATAATGGAGTATTAGCGAATTTCTCAATTGTTGCACCTTCGGTTTTCTGTTTTCCTATATAAGAATCTTTTAGTTCCTTAGAAGCGAATACTCTAAATGTTTTATCATTTAATATTTTTCCATTGTGCCATGCGTGAGCATATTTACCGCTCAATCTAACTATCTTTTGGAACTGTAATAAATCATTACATCCGTTTATTGTATCTTCCACACTGACTCCTTTAAGAATGTTTTCAACAATTGCTTTATTGACTATTGGCAAATCATTATCCAGTGGAGATAATTCTTTTACATATGCACCTTTAGCTTTCCACGTTGGCTTTCCTTTTTTATCGTACAATGGACCATGTGGAACAACTAAATAATTATTCACATCACCTTGCACCACTTTTTTATAGCAGTCAAAGCTCATGTGCAGACCTGTTCTTTGTTCCCAATCGTAAACCAAATCATCAAGTAGTTCAAAGTGCTTCTTTGGAATCTTAATTAAGATACCATCGGTATTTGATTGAATCAGTTTAAATCCTGGAATGCTTTCAATCTTTTCAATCAAGTCAATCATAAGAACTTGTCCATATACACATACAAGTGTTCTATGCAATGGATCATACATTTGATTAAATCTATCGCCTTCTGCACCATATGTGATATTGCATATTAATTTATATGGTTCACGCTCTTTCTTCATCTTCAAAGCCTTTAAACGTAACGATTCACTTAATATATTTTCGAATTTATCGTAATCTTCAACCGCTCTACTCAATAGTTTGTATTTAATCATAATAGTTGGATAAAGCTGGTCAACGTCTGCCATTACAAATAGTTCATCATCATTGCATTCATAAATGTATTTATCAATCGCACCATGTAAACCACCCCAAGCTATCACATGTTCAACTCCAGCAATCGTACAGTTTAAATTTATATCAGCACTATAATTTGCTGGATTCATAAACCAATCAGCTATAAACTTGTATTTTTTCAACTGTAATGTTTCAGGAAGCCTTATATCCCATTCATCATTGAAAGTCTGTTTTCTTGCTCCAAGAACAATAGAAGCTAATTGCGCTTGAGTTTTTCCAATATGATCTAAAGGAAGATTGAACTTTTTAACTAATGCCATTTGTGCATCAAACATATTTTTTCTTTGTAAGAACACTTCTATGGTTTGTTCAACATCATGGCGATTATATTTAAGAACTTGCTTTATCATTTCTGGAGTAAAATCACCTTCATAATCAAATGGTATTTCCGTTTCACGAATATCATTTCCCATGAAACCTTCAAGTTGTTTCAAACTGTTGAATTTGTTTTGTGTATCGAATATATTCAAAGGAATTTTGTTGAATAGTTTCGAAAAAGTATAACCTTTTTTCTTATCAATAATAATGTGCTTGGTTACTTTATAAGGGTCAAAGTCACATAATATAGCTTTGAATACATATTGATCATAACCGCTTATGTTGTAACCAATAAATATTTCATCCTTGTGTTTCTCATAATAATCTTCAAGTGCTTTTTTATCATTTACAATTTCAACATCTTCACGTGTAATCGGATTTATGATAACTACACTCCAAAGTTTTTTATAAGATTCAAAGTCAAGGAAGTTTAACATGACTTTTTACCTCGTTTATAATCTAGGTATTGCCACCACTGCGCTTCACGTTTTTTAATAGCTTTTTCTATATCATTTCTTCTTTTCCATGAAGTTGTCATATATTTTTGTCTCTGTAGCTCCAAAAGTTCATTTATATAATTTTCTTCTTGTTTATTTAATTGTTTCATTTTATATCACCCTTTGCGCCCATAAAAAGTGTTGTTGTGTCCAGCTACCCCATATTGAATAAATAGCGACACCTTTCTTTGAATTCAAATTACTTATCCATTGACCATTTCCAAGATATATTCCTACATGATCCACAACCTTATCTTCTCTACTGGAGAAGAACATCAAGTCACCTTTCTGCATATTTCTAAATGTTACAGGTAAACCTACATTTGCTTGTTGTCTGCTTACACGTGGAAGTGTTACTCCATACTTTCCGTAAATGTGTTGTGTCCATCCGCTACAATCCGTTTGATATGGTGCGTTCTGTCCGCCATATACATACGTTGTCACGCTCTGTAATGACTTGGCATAGGTCAATATATCCTCAATTAAATCATCACGTGAGAGGTTTATTTTATCGCCTATTTTAATGACATTCGCATTCGTTATTTGTGGATTGTATTTAATTAAATCAGCATAAGCCACGTTATTACTTCGACTTATTTTCCATAACGTATCACCGCTTTTAACGGTATAATCTGCACTTGCTACGGTTGGAACACATAATAGTAAACCTAATGGAATCAACAATTTCTTCATCGAATCACCTTTTCTAAAATGTGGAGTATGCTCAACGCTTCACATACTCCACTAAATTTTTTATTCTACTTCGTAAATGTCTTTGATTTCGTATGTCTTGAATCCTTTTTTGTTTTCACCGTACTCTAATAAATATTCTAAGCTACCGTCTACTGCTTCATGAATATCTAATAGTAATTGTGCGTATTGTGAATAACTCAAGAATTTAACTTCAAGTCCAGAATCTAATCTCTTTAAGAATTCATTGTTGTTGTGAATCATCAATCCATCGTTACGAGTTCCCATGATTACTTTGTTGTAGAAAATCAATTGTCCTTTAAATTCACCAGCTAAAATCTTAAACCAAATGCTAACCATTGGCATTCCTGGATTTTGTGAGTTTGGACCAGTTTCAACCAACTCCATTTTTTCAACTTTAACTTCATATTGTCCTGCTGGAACTTCTTGAAAGCTCACATTATTTTGTGATGCTGCATAAATATCATCTTGCAACCCTTGTGTATCTACCATTGAATCAAATTTACTAAAATCTACTGCCATTTTATTTGTCCTCCTTTAATTACTCCGCAGTTCTTCTTCTACGTGTTCTACGTGGTTTAGCTTCTTCCACTTGTTGTGCAAGCCTTTCATCATAAACTTTTTCATCTTCTGTAATACAAGCTACTTCATCTACTTCAATTGTTTCAACTACTTCCGCTTCACGTTTTTTTCGTTTTGGAACTACTGGTTCTTCAACCTTTGGTTCTTCCATTACTTCAACTTCTTCTGTTTCAGTTGGCATCTGTAATACCTCTTGTGCCGTTTTAACTTCTAATTTAGGTTTTCTTCCAGCACGTTCTTGTTTAGTTTCAGTTGGTGTATCACCAGCGTATACCGCCATTAATGCCTCATATTCGCATGGAATATCTTTAGCGGTAATGTTAAGTCTACCACCACCAAATACTACTTCATTGTTCTTAAATGAGATTGTACGCTTACCTTCATCATTAATAATTCGGCAACAAATATCTACCATACCAGCTAACTTATTAGCTACCTTATCATTAATGTTTGGCTTGATTGCGGTAATCTTATCGCCTTGTTTCTTCATAATGTCTTTACTCATATCTTCATGAGAAATCAAGATAATGTTGTAAGGTAAATTGATTAACCGTCTCATTGTTCTCAAGAATTCACTTCGTACAATGTCATAGGCTTTAAATGAATCATCACTTTCGTGGTCCCATCCATTATCAACACAAACCTTGATTCTACATGAATCGTAAATGTCTTCTGTTAGATCTAGAATAATTGTTTCAAAATCTGAACCTTTTTCCAAATCACTAACCGCTTCTTTGAACACTTCCCATGCGTATTTACGTTTCGTAATACGTCCTTCAACTTTGACTTCATCGACAATCGGTTGTACTGGAGCAGTAACTTGTTTATAGTTACCATCCGTATTCAACATTAATGGAGTGGGGAACTTGTCCGCTAAATAAGTTTTTCCTGAAAAAGGTGCGCCATAGAACCATATTTTTTTGTGAGCATTCGGTTCAATTGCTCGTCTCTGTGTACTAGGTAATGCCATATCTAAATCGTCCTCCTTTTCACAATACCTTTTAAATTCACACCAATCACATAATCGTGTTGGGTTCTTATCATAAACATCAGCTTCAACTGCGTGTTTACCATTGGTCAAGAATTCAATCACTTTGTATGGATCATAATCAATCTTTACAAATTGAATGAACTTTTTATCTAAATCTGCATATATGCGTTTTCTCAATTCCCTTCGTGTTTCATTTTGTTTCCGTTTCAATCTTAATTGACACTTAGGAACAAACATGAAATACATATTTCTGATTTTCATTCCTGGATTCAGTTTTTCAAAATAATACTTGTATAAATGTAGCTGGTCTGAATCCATGTAGTTCTGTACATTGTTTGAATACTTCCAATCGTATAAATCATACTCATTAGCGAAATGGTCTACTGGAACCAAGTAGTCAATGAATCCAATGAAATCATCGTCCATAATTTTGACTTCGTGAAGTCCACCTTTAGGGATGGTATCAATAATCTTTGGAAGCCAGTACTCAAGTTTAATCGCTTCATCCACATGTTCATCACTAATCACTGGATATGCTGCATAGTATTCTTTAATCGCTTCATCCACTGATTCATGCTCAATTCCAGTATGAAGCGCATGTCCTAATATCAATGGACTTGTTGGATCATCTGTTGGAAGTGTTTCTAATTTATCAACATATCGCAATTTATATTGATATGGACATTTCAAGAAACACTCCACTCTAGTGTGACTTAATTTCATGTTTTCACCTCCTTATCAAACTTAAATTGCTTCAAATAGTCATTACAAACATTGTTCATATTCAACTTAACTACATAATCTTTAAATTCATCAAACTGTTCAGGATATAGGATTATAGCTATTCCACCAGCTTCTCTGATTTTATCTCTGTGGTAAATCTGTAAATCAGAAGGTTTACCATTTGAAGCCTTAACTTCAATAGCCACAAAGTAACCATTCACACAACACAATATGTCAGGAATACCTGCACGTGTGAACTGTCCACCTCCCCAATATTTGATGAACCATGCGCCTTGAGAAATTAACCAATTCTTAATTTTATTTTCATAGATTTTCTCTTGTGCCATTCATAACATCCCTTATCAGTTTCCCATAATTTTTAAGTAGGATAGCCACGCCAAAGAACAAGAGCCATGACAACCCAATGATTACAACATCAATTCCATTGACATTGAAATCATCGATTGCGACCAGTAGCATGAACAGTGCAATTTCAAATCCAATCAATAATTTTTCAATTGATTCTCTTAAATATCTACGTTTTTTCATTTACTTCACCTCTTCCAAGCAATTTCTTGGCAATTTATACTCTCCATCACGTTCATAATTGTGCAATTGCGAATGGTAGAAATATCTCATCGCATAAAGAATCATTTTGTCCCTTCTGATACCAAACTTCTTTGAAATTTTAATCATTTCAACAGAATCAACAGGACTAATGTACAAAGTTCTTGAATTTTGGATTGAATCAAGAATTTCATCCAGTTTCTTGTCAATGTTATTGATTGCGCTCATTTCACAATCCTCGGATACCGTTTCGGTACTTGAGGCGTTTTCTTTTTTCTCTTTGATGTACTCATCAATTAAATCTTCACCGAACTCTTTAAATCTGTATTCGAGTAGAACCTTTGATTGTCTTGAAATATTTCTAGATTTCCCACTCATAAAATTGCTTATATAACATTCAGAGTACCCAAGTCTTGTACTCAATGCGCTTTTTGTTTCGTCGCTTAATTCAAGATAAGCTTGTATTCTTTCAATTAATTCTTCTTTTTCTTGTTCCGTTAAGGTATTACTATTTACTGGCATTGTTCTTTTGTCCTCCTATTTCATAACTACTTCACCGTAAATTTAACGTAGGCTTTAGCTCCAGCATTTGTTTTTGGATAGTCACGAAGTAATTCGTCATACAATTCAGGTTCTTGTTCCTTTAACTTTTTAGTATCAATAGAAACGCTTGATTTTCCTTCTGCAACATAACTTATCGTTATATAGTCATTTTTAATTGATTTAATACCGGCTTCGTCCATTGCTTTAACAAGATAATCTTTTAATTCTTGTTCTTGTTTTTCCATCAATTCTTTTTGCTTTTTGAAAGCACTTAATTGCTGGAATACCACTAAGTTTGTCTGAGTGAATTGTTCACTCGTAATTAATTCTTTCATTTTAAAATGCTTCCTTTCTAATTGCTCCTGCATCAAATAAATCATGTAGTCTATACTTAGATCCTCTATAATGCATTGGTAGTAGATATGAGCTTTCATAATCAACTTTCCAAATCTCATTTCTGAAATCAATGTAAGTCATATATCCGTTTCCATAATCTCTGTACCATCCATCCGCACGTTTTACGAATCCATATTTTTTTAAATCTACTTTTTCTTTGATGTAGTATCTATACAATTTCCTCATCCTCTTCAAATAGTTTGTCTGTGTAATCTTTTCTCATTGCCAGCGTTTTATAAATCTTTTCTTCAATCGAATGTTTACAAATCAATTGGTAGTAGAAGCAAGTATTTGTTTGACCAATTCGGTGTGTTCGCTTCTTACTTTGTTCATATAACTCACTGCTTAATGGTGGTGTAAAGTACACAATCTTATTTGCTTTTTGTAAATTCAACCCCATTGCTCCTGCTTGGTATTGGATAAGTGTTATTGAGTTTTCATATTCTTCATAACACTTTAAATCTCTATACTTTCCATTCACAATGCTTACTGGTTTATCTAATTTAAAACATAAATCTTCAATAGCTCTTAGTTCATCATTGAAGTTATAGAATATGATCATACGGTCATCTGATGACTGGAGTAAATCACTTAATGCTTCCAGCTTATCTTTGTTGTAAGCACCACTCAACATTCTTTCATATAACATCTTTGTCAATGTTGTATCTCCAACAAGTTCTTTATCATCAATCGTTATAAATCGTGTTTTCCTAAACTTACGATACTCTTTAGAACTATTCATTTTCACTTCCTGGAACACTTGTTGCGGTAAATCAAACACTTCCTCAGTTTTCAAAAATCTGCATCCATGTTCACGCATTTTCAATTTTAAGCGGTCAACATTTTTGTAACCTTTAACGGTTTTAATTGGAAACCCCATTCTTCGATTTATTTCATAATCAATGTACTGTTTCCAGTACAGCGTTTTTGAAATATCCCATCCAAGCATTTTCATTTGACTCCACAAGTTTTCATATTTCCCGCTCGTTGGTGTTCCACTTAGTAATATAAGATTCTTGAACTTTAACTTCATTATGAACTTTGTTCGTTTGGCTTTTTCATTTTGAATTAAACTCGATTCATCCAACATCAATGTAAAATCTTCAAGGTCCATTAATTCAGGTCTTCTCCATGCTAATTCATAATTGATAATTCCAACTGTAGGACCAGCCAACTCTTGCATTTCGAAGAATCGGTCCAACTCTTTTTTGTTTGTCAAATCATAAACTGGATAACCATAATTATTTTTGAAATGTTCAACCCAATCATCAATCTTTGACTTTTGACAAATAACTAAGTTTGTCCATGCTCTAAGCCGAATCATTTTTTCAGATCCAGTGTAAGTCTTACCTAAACCCATGTCATGATAATATGCAACTTTATTCATTCCTGCAGTAGCTTCTAACTCATCCGCTTGGTGTTTATAAAGTTTTACCATCTAACCACCATCACTTCTTTAGTAACTTTGTGGACTAATGTTAGCGATTCATTGTCATATTTCAAATACATCCATTCATCAGGGTTATAACCAGCTTCCGCTAAATTACGTTTCATTATAGCGGTTAATCTTTTTCCACGTTTCATTCATTCACCTCTACAATGTTCAACACTTCCATTGATTCATGAAAGTTCATGTTGAATAAATACAATGCATCAACTTTATTTTCAGATGCAATAACTACTGATTTATTGACTTCAAACATTGTGTTATAAGTTATTTTAAATTTTTTCATGTGTGCATCCTTTCACAATCTAAGTTAAAAAAATATTAACTACTTCATCAGGTGTTAGATCAAATGTTTTTTTACATTTTGAAACATCATCAAGTGTAAAGGCAACTTCCTCGTTTAACTTTTTACTAGCAGTTGGTTTTCCAACGCCTAAGATTTCAGATAAGAAATTAACGAAGTCATCTCTACCTTTGTCCACCATTTTCTTTTTCAGTTCTACAACTTTCATTTTTAATCACCTCCTTAATGTTTTCTGAATTGAAGTAGTTACTTTCTTCAAGAAATCGTTTAACACGTTCTTGATTAAGCTTTCCATAAATCTTAACTTCAACTCTTTTTTCTTTCATTTTGTAAGTATCAACTCCCTTGCTTTAACTTACACATATAAAATAACTCTATTTTGCGAGTATGTCAATAAATTATTTTCATTTTGCGAAAAAAAGTATATATGTATTATTTAAAAGTTGCACTATGCTAACTCGTATATTATAGTAGAGAAGTAACAAAAATAACTTAAAAGGAAGTGTTTATTTTGGGTAGGATTCAAAAGCAACAACCTATTTCAGAAGAATACGCAAGGATTGGAAAGAACTTAAAACGATTAAGAACCTTCTACGATTTAACGCAGGAGGAACTTTCAGAAGAACTTGGAATTTCAAAAGTTTCTGTTGCCAATTATGAAACTGGAACACGTAAAATTCCTTTAGCTACACTCATTAAAATAGCTGAACGCTTTAATGTGAGTATTGATAATCTTGTGGATCTAAATGTTTCTTACAATGGAAGAGAACATACGATAATATCTAACAATCCACGAATGATTACGGCTCAAGAAAAATGGTTCCAGGAAGTAGGAGTAGTGGATTTCTCAGATGATGAACTTCAAGAACTGATTAACTTTGCAAAATATATCGTACACAAAAGGAATGATAAATAATGTATGCAATCTATTTGAGAAAGTCACGTGAGGATAAAGAGTTAGAAGCACTTGGAGAAATGGAAACACTGACAAGACATAGATTAACTCTTGAAGAACTAGCACGAAAAGATGGTTACAAGATAACTAAAATATACAAAGAGATTGTGTCAGGTTCTTCCATTGAAGATAGACCACAAATGCAGATGCTTTTAAATGATGTTCGTATGAAAAAATACAAAGGTGTACTAGTCATGGATACTTCACGTTTGGCACGTGGTAGCACTACTGACCAAGGGATTGTAAGTGATGCGTTCAATCAATCGAACACACTAGTTATTACTCCAAACAAGGTTTATGAACCGTCAAGCAAAATGGATAGAAAGTTCCTGGAATATAACTTGTTCTTTGCTAAACAAGAATATGAATTCATTATTGAACGATTACAATCAGGCATTTCTGCTTCATTTAATGAAGGAAATTATATTGGATCTAAAGCACCATATGGATACGATGCAATCAGAATCAATAAACGTGAACGAATCCTTAAACCAAATGAAAATGCAAAATATGTACAGATGATTTTCAAGTGGTATGCACATGATGATTTAACGGCTGGACAAATTGCAAAGAAACTCACACTTATGAACATTCCTTCTCCAAGCGGTAGAAATGTTTGGAGTAGAGAAACGATAAAAGATATAATCAAAAACAATACCTACATTGGAAAGCTTCAATGGAACAAGCGAGTAAAAGAAAAGATTTACTTTGAAGATGGAACATATAAAAAAGTAACAAAAAGAAATCAACAAAATGAGTTGAAACTTAAAGATGGAAAACATGATCCAATCATAGATGAAGAACTGTTTCAATTAGCACAAACTAAAGCGAAAAATAAAACTTCTGTAAAGCATGATAAGAAACTTAAAAATCCATTAGCTAGATTAATGTTTTGTAAGAATTGTGGAAAAGCTATGCGACTAGCTCCAAATAGAGGAAAACCACGATTTGTTCACGCTGAATCAATGGAGTGTAAAGTCAAATCAGCTAAATATGAAGATGTAATGAATGCATTGATTGAAAACTTAATATCACACGTTGAAGATTTTGAAATCAGAAAATCAAATGACAATGATCACGCACGATTTGAGGAACATGATAAACTTTTAAACGGTATGAAATCAGAACTAAAGAAACTTGAAATCAAACGTGAATGATTATTTGAAAGCTTTGAAGAAGGACTTTATACAAAAGAAGAATTCCTAACTCGTAAAAATGTTTACAACGATAAAATAAATGAGCTTGAAGAAGCCATTGGATATGAGATTGCAAACTCTCCTATTCCAGTAGATTATGAAGAACAGATAATAAAATTCTCTCAAGCCATTG